GCTTCTCATACACCTGATTAAAAGCCTCTACTGCTTCAGCCCCAATAGCTTCAACAACTGCTTTTACCTCAGCTAGAGCTTCGATCGAATTAGTCCTTAGAAACAGATTTACTGTTTCAACTAGCTTATCTCTGATCAAGCCATTAAAAAGATAAGTACTTTTAACTTCTGCATAATTACAAGTATCTCCCTGCTTTTCGATATTAGCAGGAATGTTGTCTCTAATAAGTGTTCCGTTCATTATTTATTCTCCTTAAGGTTTTTTATTTTATTACTTTTTAATATACGATTTATTTATTTTTTGTTCTGGCTAAAAGCTATTGATTTTTGTTCTAGGAATACTAGAGAGTCTATCCATAGGCTCTTACCAAGATTTCAAGAAGAAAGTCTCTAATTAATTTATACAAGTTCTATATCCCCTAGTTAATTTATTATTTATTATTTCCAAATAACTCATAGTCAACAACTCCAGTTTCTAAGTCTATTTTATTAATATGTAAAAAACATTTACCTGCTGCTAACAAATTTTTTTTAAACGCGGCCAGTAAGTCTTTAAACGTTTGAGTTGTTTCAACACCAACTTCTCCACTAACTCGATGATAAGCAATATCAGCGGTTCGATATTCAGAAGAAATTAACAATACAGCATCATGTGGATTTTGTGCTGCAATTGTTGAATTTGATTCTAATAATTTAACATCTACTCGTATTTTACAATTATCAATAATCAAATCATAATCCGCAAGACGCCCCGGATCTCCACGATAAAGATAACCATCAAACTTATCTAACTTTTTGAAAATAATTCCACACTCTTTAGCAGCCTTCTCAAAAATATCCTGTTGAATGCTACTATTTAACTTCTTTTGAACTTTTTGCTCTGTAGAGCCCGTCCAAGTTTTTGAGCCAATTGTTGAAAGCAACTTCGCGGTTTCTGGTGAAATACTGTTCGTTTTAAGTATTGAATCGTAGACATTTTGGCAAAGAGGACTTCTCGAATCAATATATTTTTCAGCATTCTTTGTATTTTTGCCATACTCATCGAGCCATACATCAAAGGTATGTTTATTACCAGTTGCATCTAAAAATGTAAGCCATACTAGATAGCTTTTACCAAATTGGCCATAATAAGTCTGACAAATTTCAGCTTTTTTATCTACTCTAACTCTGTCACCACAAGCTAAAAACAGTTTTAATTTTTCATCCCAATCTGCCTCAGGTAAGACAGATCTATTTTCTATATTATTTGGGCACTTCCATTTTTGTGCAAGGAAATTATATCTCCAAGGTTCAATACTTAGTTCTACCCAATGGTTTTGTAACGGCTCAATATAGTCTGTTACTAAAGAATCTGTAAAATGTTGCATTATCCTTTAAGCTCCTCCAAATGAATCTTTTTGTTATAAACATGAAGTTTAGTCTTATAGCCTTCGTCCTCTACTTCAGGCAAAATTTTCCAAAGCTCTAGTTCAGAATATTCATCAAGATTAGGAAAGAAAACTTCTGCTTCGCCATCTGCGTCCACTTTGTTTACATATACCTTATCATAATAGGGAAGCATAGACTTATAAAGCATTCCACCCCCAATTATAAACACATTTTGAGTTTTAGATAACTCTGTAATTAGCTTGATTAAATCTTCAAAACTATGCACACAAAAGCAATCATCTCTATCATAGCCTTCTGGACAAATAACTATAGTAGATCTGCCTTTAAGTGGCTTACTGCTTGGAAAACTAAGTAATGTGTTCAAGCCGCAGACGACAATGCTATCAGCAGTAGTTTGTTTAAAGAATTGCATATCTTTTTTAAGATTAAAAAGTAAACTATTAGCTTTTCCGAGTCCCCAATTTTTATCTACACAGCAAATACCAATAATCATGTTTTAGCTCTCCTTCATTACTTGTTTCATATATTCTTGAAGTGCAATCCTGATTGCGCCACTAACAGTCAAATCTAACTTCTGTGATAAAGATTTAAGCTGCTCATAAAGCTCAGGACTTAAATCTAAACTAAGTCTTATACGATCTTTTTTCATTATTAATCCTTTCTAGCATCAAATTCAAATCTGACTCTCTACACCAATAATAACCCTTACCATTATGTAATCTTTCACAACAATATTTTATGTATGCAGCAGTTGTACTTAAAGCTAAACCAGCCTCATGATAGCTTGAAAATATATTAATAATATTCCCAGCACTGTTTAACTGGTAAACAGTTTTACCTGCAGTTTTGCCATTACAAAGTTTAAACTTGTACTGCTCATATTGACTAGCCAAACACCATCCAAAGCCTCGATACTGGCGTAATTTTCCATTGCAGCAGCGTCCAATATTACTCCTAGCACTATTAAAATCTTCAGGATAAAGCTGTCTAGCCGCTTCTCTAATGCTTGAATATGTTGCAAGTATTTGTTTATCTAAGCTAAGTTGATAAACAGCTTCACCTTGGGTTGTTTGACCTGAGCCACCAATTAATAAGTTATAACCATTCTCAATACTATCAAACTGATTTATATAAGCAATTTCAAGCTCATCTGCTTCCTGTTTTGTAAGATTCTCTATTAAAACTTGATGCTCAAAATTCTCCCAGCCATACTTAAGAATAGCTCTGTAAAATTTTTGTTGAGACTTATAGCCACTCCCATCAGAGTGCCATCTATGGGTAGGGTTAGTATAACAAGTTTGCCCAATGTAACATTTACCATTAATTTTATTCGTATGTTTATAAATTAAATAAGATTTCATTCAATCACCTCATTTAATTTAGCAGATAAAATACGTAAAAATTAAGAAGTTTTTACGTATTTTCAAGAGTATCTCTGACGTGCTTAATAGCCGCCTTACATTTATCACAAATAAATACTCCTTGAGCTCTATAATCATTAGAATTCATAGAAACATGTTCTTCACAAATAGCACATCTGACCATAATATCTGCAGCGACAGAATTAGCTATAATTTTATCCAAATGGTCAACACGTGAAACATGTGAAGGTGGATTAACCGTTGAAGAATTTACAGAAACATATACTTTATTGTCCATAATCTAACACTCCTTTTCTATAAGTTGTCTTAAAATTCCATCATCTGACCTCATATAAATAACACCATTCTTATTTATTATACGATTAATACCTGCATTTTTAATTAGGCGCAAACAAATCTCACAGGGCCAAGCTTCACACTCAAGGGCTATGCCAGATTTTACATCATAACCTGAAAGATAAAGATCTGCTCCAATCATATCTTTACGTGACGCACTGAGCAAAGCATTCATTTCTGCATGAACTGCGGGACAAGTTTCAAAAGTAGCCATATCTTTGCCACTATTACATTTAGTACATACTGCACAATGTGCTTCACCTCTAGGTGGATTATTATAGCCAGTACTGAGAATCTCTCCCTCCGAAACTACCACCGCTCCATAATGTTTTCTAAGACAAGTAGATCTTTCAGAAACTGCTTTAGCTATATTAAGATAATATTCATCTAATGACGGTCTTTTCATAATTCCTCCTATTGAAAATATTACTCATTTTATAATACAATAAAAGCAGGCTATTTTTCAAGCCTGCTTAGCTTTAAAGCGGAATTATTTCAACTTTAGGTAATCTCTGACTAGGTGTTTCAGAACTCGGCTGCTTCACCACAGAAGCCTTAAAATCTTTAATAAAAGCAATAGCTTCCTTGCATTCATCACAAACCCAAGGATAATAATTACAACCATAAGGAACCTCTCGTACATTATCACAAAGTAGACACCCTTGCATTGCTTTTATTGGCCCTATTTCAAGAGTTCTTACCTCTGTAGGGTCTATATCCAATTTTGTTGTACTCTTTTCTGAATCCATTACATCTCCTCATAAGCTTTCTTTAGAAATTCTGTATTATTTTTATACCACTCAAAAAATGCTTCTTCACCGCAGGTAACTAAATTCATAATCATCTTATCAAGAAATTCTTCAGAGGCAGGATGCTGAATTCTTTTACCTTTGCATTTATTTTCCCAATAATCTAAAAGTATTTCAGGGACCCATCTATCAGGATTATATGCCTTTGAGGCACCGAGCATATCGCAAAAGCTTTCAATAATATATTTATAAGGCATCTTCATAGGAATGATTTTACCTTCTTCATCCTCATCCCACCAGTACTGAAAGTGATGTTTATTAGTATGATAATGATGAATCCAAGAAGGTGAGTATCCAAGCTGTTCACGCGCTACTTGGTGAGGGCTCTTTCTACCGGTATAATATTTACAAATCTTCATTTCAGTAATAGAATACTTACTAAGATCATGTACTAAGCCTTGCCAGATAAGCCCCATCTTAAAGCAGGCTTTTCTAACAAACTTTCTATGGGTTCTGATAATTTTAAGATGCTTACAGAATTCCTTCATTTATATACTCCTCAGGTACTGGAATAGAAATAAAATCTTCATGCAGATAACAAAACAATTTATGATAATTTGGCAAAGCAACAAGCTCGCCCTCTAAACACTTTAAATTTACTCGCTTCAAAGATTCAGCAAGCACCTTATCTAAGTATTCATTTGCTTTCTTCTTAGCTTCTTCTGCACGCTCAATTTCCATCTGCCAAAGTTTAACACTCTCAACAGCAGCTAAAATCTCGTTAGTCTCAGCAAGAGTAACAACGTTAGCTGTCAATTTGTTCATCGGGATTTTCGTCATTAGGCTCCTCCAAAAATACTATTTTTTCTATATCGTCAACACTAAACTCTAAAGATAATGCTAAAGTCTTTTCCTTTTCGATTCTAAATGCACGAAATTTTTTAGTCCAAATACCTTTCTTATTTTGAGTCACTGTTAAATTTGTAACTTGCCAAGGCTTCCATTTACCAGCTTCTCCATAGTACCAAGATCTTGCCCAAATTATATCGCCTACGGAACAAGGTAGCTCAATTATGGTTTTCACTCAGCCACCTCCTTAAGATAGGCTTCGAGAGCTAAACGGATAAGTAAACTTAACGTAATGTCTTTTTCTTCTGCAGCAAGCTTAGCTTTGTCGATCAGCTCTTTTGAAGCATCAAAATTAACTCGCACTCGTTCTTTTTTCATTATCTAAGTACCTCCACATAAAGCCGCCTGTTTGATGCAGCTTGCCTGTACAACATTTACTAATATTTTGGTGCTTAATTCCAGTTGATCTTTCTGCCTCAGAGCATGAGCTAAATTCTGCTACAAACTTCCCATCTTTTGTATATTGTAATACACGTTTAGGTTGTCCTTTACTTGCTCCAATAGGCTTTATTTGATAGCTATCATAATCCTCTACGTGGCACCAATAAAATCCATTAGCTGAATTTATTGTACCTAAGCAGCAATGACTAATATTAGCTTGACTAATCCCTGTAATTCTTTCCGCCTGTCTAGTGGATTCATATATAGCTAATATATTTTTATTGGCATCTAGTTGGTAGATAGCTTTTTGGAAATGCTGAGGCATACTACCACCTAAGCTCGTATTATAGCCACGATTAATACTATCAAACTTAGCAATGTAATATTGTTCTCGTAAATTTGCATGCTCTGCAGAAATACAGTATTCTAAAATTTCATGATTAAATGAATCCCAACCGTACTTACGAATTGCACTGTGAAACTTAGGCTGATTTACGTAACCATTGCCTTTTTGCCAACGTTTTTCAGGATCTTTAACTTGTACCGTTTGGCCTATATAGCACTTATTATTTTTAATATTAGTATGTCTATAAATTAAATGAGTAAACATCATCATCACCCCACTCATTTAATTTAGCATATTTTTACGTAAAATTTATACAAAAATTACTCAGCTACTTGAAACTTAGTTGCAAGCTTTGTAGATTCATAACCGACAAGCTCAAAATCATCTTCAGTGAAATCATAAAAATCTTTTACCTCAGAATTAAGCTTAAGCTGTGGGCCAGGATATTCAGGATTCTGAATAACCTCTTTGACAAGCTCTACATGACGATCATAAATATGAAGGTTATTTACAATATGTACAAGCTCTCCGGGTTGATAACCACAAACCTGAGCAAGCATATGTACAAGCAGCGCATACTGAATTGTGTCCCAACCACCAGAAGAGGCTGCAGCAAGTAAATCACCGGATCTTTGAATTACTGTACAATTAAGCTTTCCGTCTGTCACATCCCAAAGAGTTTCATATACACAAGGCGGAAGGTTCATTTCATGAAGATCCTGAGGACACCACATAGTAGTAATCATTCTACGATCCATAGGCTTGTTCTTCAGAAGATAAATAAGGTTATCTACCTGATCAAACTTACCATAACCATAATCAGAAATCTTACCAAGCTGATAGCCATAGGTTTTACCAATGGTTCCGTCGTCGCCTTCCCAGGCTCTCCAAATAGCAGCAGACTTTCCAAGCTCGTCTACTACATTAGACTTCTTCTGCCACATCCAAAGTAGCTCCCTTACTACCCCCTTAAAAGCTTGAGTTCTAAGAGTAAGAATAGGAAATTCCTTGGAAAGATCATAGCGTCTTACAGCGCAAAAAGTTTTAATAGTATGAGCCGGAGTACCATCAGGCCACTTAGGTCTTACCGAATAATCCTTATCATTAAAACCATTAGTAAGAAGCTCATTAACTTCATTCTTAAAATAAATATCGGCAACTGACATATTAATTCTCCTTAATAAAATTCTACAATATATAATACAATAAAAGGCAACCATATTTTATGATCGCCTTTGTTTTTATTAATTTTCTTCTTTAAGAGCTCTCTTAATTGCTGCAAGAAGCTCTTCATATCTCTGTTTAGTATTCTTATGAAAAATAATTGTTTTCTTATGGTCCTCATACCACTTGAAAATCTCATCAAGTTTACCTTGTTTATGACTGAAAGACCAGTGATCACAGAGCATTTCGATAATGTACTCTTCTGGCATTTCAAGAGCATGAGTACCATCATCATCGTTAATCAGTACCCAATGCTGCCAATGATGAGGGTTTGCATGAATATGATGAAGCCAAGCAAAATTGAACTGCTCTTCTACTTCTTTAGTCTTAGACTTGCCATAAAAATATTTGTCATAAGCATCATACTCTTCATTGCCCCATTTACTTACGTCATGAATATCAATTACCTGACGATACTGATCTTTGATAATCTTATGGTCTACAAGCCACTGATAAGCAGTTTCTACTGCTGTACGATGCTCAATAATATAATTGTCGTAATTTTTACTCATACTAACTCCAATCTAGAAAGTTTATTTTTTAGATCCTCAAGACTACCTGTATTATAAATAATATGATCAAAATCAAAATTATCAAGAGCAGTTTCTGAAGGATGTTGTTTCTGAGTCTCACTAAGACCATTATCAAAATCTGGTCTAATAACTCTAATTAAAGTTGTGTCAAAGTTTGCTCTCATCTTCTCAACCTCATTTACAAAACGACAATCAGGAATAATTACTACATCCCAAGAGTCCTCAAAAAGATTAAGAATACTGATAATAAAATCTACCCAAAAATCAGGCTGTTTAGCACAAACTGTATTTGTTCCTACTTGCTGAAGAAGTGTTCTGCCATAATCGTCTTTCTCACCATTCCAGCCGAAAAAAGTCTTACAAATATACTTAAGTAGATCTGCGTAGTGAGTAATCAAAACTCTTTTACCCTTCGCCTTATAAGTCTCTTCAAGAATTAAAGCTGAAGTATCTTTACCATGCTGAGCTTTTGCACTGATTAAAATAACTTTCATAATTTTCTCCCAAAAAATATATTCAATATAAAATACAATATTAATAATTATATTTTTAAAAATCTTAAAATAATTTTTATAAAGCTTTATATATAATACTTTATAATAAATATATAATATAAAGCTTTATATAATATATTATTTAATTTTTAAAAATTGTAACATTTTCGTGAATTTCTTTAAGCATCTTATTTTTAACTGCGCGATACTTCTTTATAAGCATTTCATAAATATCTGAATGATCATCTTCAAGCTCTTTGATAAGTTTTTGCAAATCTAGAATTTCTTGATCATGTGCTTTTGTTAAATAAGACATTGGCTTTTTAAGCACTTCTTTTGCTACTTCAGTAGTACCTGCTTTAAAACGCGTAGCTATATAGTTTACAGCATCATCATAAGAAAGGTCAAAAATATCTTTCCAATTATTTGTCTTTTTAAGACTCTCAATGATTTGAAGTACAAGAAGTCTGTCTCTATTTTCTGCAATCTGCTGTACAAGCCTGTTATTATGAGTGTCAATTAGATATTTTAAATTTGCCTTTACAACACTATGAAAACTTGTAGGTACATAAATATATTGCTGATCAAAGAAAGCCATATTATAAGCTTCTGAGGCTTGTAATTTAGTGTATAAACGCTTGTAAAGCTCTTGCATATTACATTGCTTTTTGTAGACCTTTTCTATTACAATGCGGGTGTCATAAGTAGATTCGTCTCTAAGATCTGCCTTATCCAGCAAAATTTCTTTTTCTATGATTTTGCGTACGTGTTCTACAGTTTTAGAAGGTGGCAAGG